TAACGATGCAGAAATAAATATTTTAAAAACTGAATCTGAAATAAAAGCAATGCAAAAAAAATTAGAACAAGCAAGAGCAATGGGTATTACATTAGATGCTACCGACTTGTTTACAGATTATCCAAATGTTGCAAAATTAATGAGAGTTTTACAATACACTGATGACGGACAACAATTAAAAAACATGTTAGGTAAAGGGAAAGATGCCATAAATAGTTTAGAAGAATTATTAGACATATCTATAGGTCGTTTAGACGATAGTGTAGGCAATATTACACCTTCACAATTTGCAAAACAATTACAAGATGATTTTAATCAACGCAATAAAGATGCAACAAATAACTTTAGAAATTTTACGGATGTAGATGGTAATGGATGGATTCAAAATCCTGTAAACCAAGTTTACAAAGATGAAGTTGTTATTATTGCAAGTGATGTAAGAAGGCAATTAGACGCAAAGGTGGCAAAAGGAATTGATGATAACGTAGATAAAGTTATGTTAGAATTTTTAGAGTCTTTTGAAAACCTAGCAAAAGTAGAAAACCTTGGAACAATGGACAAAGCCGATAACGCAATTAGAGTTTTAATAAAAAAATATGACGATATAAAAAATGAAAAAGGTGCGTACAAAGATTTTGGTGGCATGCCACAAATTATGGATGGCATTATATTAAGAGCTATTGAAGAGGCTAAATTAAAACTTAGACAAAGCGATAATATTTATGCAGATGCAGTAGAAGCATTTAGAAAAGAAAAAGAGCTGTATGTAGATCCTGTAAGAAAAAGTGAAATACTATCAAATATGATGTCTGGTAATCCAAAGGTAGTCATAAATGCAATCAACGAAATGGTTAATAACAAAATCTTAGTAGGAGATGAAATTGAACCTATCATAGAATCACTAAATAGGATTGGCGGTAAAAATATGATTAATACTGTCTTAACCCAATATTTAGGTAATGTTTTAAAAAATACTGTAAATCCAAAGAAAACTGATTTGGCAAATACTATAGCAATAAGCAATAAATTAATTGGCAATGAAGTTGCAAAAGAAAGATTGTTCTTGTTACTAAACGAAATTAAAAAGAACAGTCAAGATCCAACTTGGTTTACAAGTTCTGGTAGCAAGTCATTAAAACAAACAGAAATGGAAGAGCTTGCAGTTGGTTTAGAAGCATGGCTTGATACTACAAGCACATTTAAAAATCCTGCAAGTGAATCTATAACAAGCTATTCAAGAGAGTTTGTAGATCAAGCAGAGCAAATAGGATTAATGGTTACTGATATTACAAATCCATCAATGTTAAATACTAAATTTAGAACAGCATGGGGTGAATATAATATCGGGCAACTAAGTAAAGCTCTAAATAATAATCCTCAAAAAACTTATAATTTGTTAATGGAAATGGCAAGAGAGTCGCAAAAAGGCAAATCTAGAAAAGTCTTAGAAGGTTTGGTTTCAGCAATTTATTACACAACTGCAAAAGGAGTACCTTCGGCTCTACCACTTACTTACGAAAATATAAAAGAGGGTGAAAAAATATTAAATGGATATGAACCTCCGGTAACAAATAATTTATTTGATAATCAATTTTAAAAAATTATGAGTATAACAGCATGGGACACTAACCCAAACAACAACGGAAACAGATTAGCCACAGGCAACCTTTCTGAAGGACAAGCACCTAGCACATTAAATGATGCTTCTAGAGAAATTATGGCATCAATTAGACGATGGACAAACGAGCTTGAATGGTATGAGTTTGGTTCAGGAAGCAATACGACTTCATATACAAGAGTAAGCGCAACACAAATATCAATTCCTTTAGACGTTACAGATCAATTTACTATAAACAGAAGAGTAAAAATTACAGATGGACAAGGAACAATTTTATTTGGCAGTATTACAGCATCAACATTTTCATCTCCAAACACAACAATAACTATAAATTTTGACAGTGGATCATTAGGATCTGGCAATCCCACAATTGTTAAGTTTGGCATTATAAATTCTGAAAACAGTTCTTTACCATCAATTACACCGGTAGGTTCTATTATTACTTTTGCGGGATCTACTGCCCCACAAGGTTTTCTAATATGTGATGGTAGTTTAGTTTCAAAAACAACATATGCTCAATTATTTGCTGTCTGTGGTACTACATATGGTGCGGGCAATGCTACACAATTTCAATTACCAGATTTAAGTAGTAAGTTTCCTTTAGGTAAATCAGGCTCATTTAGTTTAGGTTCAACTGGAGGTGCATTTGCTCAGACTCCTGCGGGAACAGTATCATCAAGTTTTACTGGTAATCCATTTACACCACTCGGTAATATTAGTGTTTCTGGTACAGTTGCGGGTCATGCAATTACTCAAGCGCAGTTACCTAATATTACTTTACAATCAAACGAACTTGTAAAAATAGAACAACCACCCGCAAACAGAGGTTCATCATCAGGTGCGGGTGCAACTTACGCACAAGCAAATATACCGCTAGGTGGTTCTGGTCAAACACACTCACATGGATTTTCCGGTTCTGGTACTTTTAGCGGAACATCATCAACACCAACTGGTTCTGTATCAGCATCATTTAGTGGTTCATCAATAGACATAACAAACCCCTATTTATCATTAAATTATATTATTAAACATTAACCATGAGTAACATAAAAAATTATAATACAAATCCAAATAACAATGGAAGTGTCCTTGCAACTGGAAGCATGCTTGAAGGACAAAGCCCTTCAAGTGTTAATGATGCTATGCGTCAGATATGCAGTGATTTAAGGATTTTCTACAACGATCCTCAATGGATAGAGTTTGGCATTGGCAATGGATCAACAACTTATACCAGAGTTGACAGCACAACTGTCACAATAGGTGCAAATGTAATAGAACAATATCACGCAGGAAGAAGAGTAAAAATTGTAGATGGAACATCCACGACTATATATGGAACAATAACATCATCTAACTTTAACTCACCTAATACTACAATAGTTATGTCATTTGACGATGGGGCATCTATAGGATCTGGTACAATAACAAGCTTTAAAATTGGCGCTGTTAGCGCAACAAATACTTCTTCACCTACAAATGTAGCAACAGGAGGTATTATAATGTGGACAGCTTCTACTTTACCGGATGGATGGTTACTTGCTGACGGATCATTAGTAAATAAATCTGATTACGCAGGATTGTTCTCAATTCTTGGAGATACTTATGGCACTGCAACATCAACACAATTTTATTTACCTAATCTAACAGATAAATTTGTTATTGGTAAAGGTAGCACTTATGGTCTTGCAACTACTGGTGGAGCATCAAGCATAACACCATCAGGTACTAACTCAGCATTGTCATTTAGTGGAAACTCATTTACACCAAGCGGTTCTGTTTCTGTATCAGTAAGCAACCATACTCTTACTTTGTCTCAGATACCTAGCCACTCGCACTTTGTATCAAGTAGTGGCAATGGTTTCCCAAACCAAGTACAAGATAATAGTGCTTTAACTTTGACAAGTAAATCGAATGGTGGTGCAGGAAACAACGACTACATTTTATTTGGTGTATCGGGTCAAGCTAACCAATCACCATCTCAATCTGTTGGTGGTTCTGGCGGTCATAATCATGGTGCATCTGGCTCATTTAGTGGTAACAGTGTTACACCATCTGGTTCTATTAATACACCTACATTTACAGGCAACAGTGCATCAATCATTAACCCATACATTGCTTTGAGCTACATAATTAAAACATGACACAAAAGAAAATATTAGAAAAGTTAGACCACATTGAGCATGATGTTCACGAACTTAAGACAAGTCAAAAACTTATAGAAAAAGATTTATCGGTAATTAAGTCTAACCATTTAGCTCACACAGAGTCCAGTTTAAAACTCTTGTGGAAATGGTCATTAGCAATAGGCATTTTAATTATCTTAATGTTTGTAGACGAAGCACAAACTTTCTTACTTAACTACTTAGGTATGAAATAAATAAACAACTGTAAAAAAACAGTAACAACAAAAAACATCTTACAACTGGTGAACGCATAATTACCTATATAGGTACTTTAGAATTATTATAAAGTGGAAAGGATAGTCAATTTGGCAACAATACACCAAAGAGGACTATGGGCAGAGTCCATCGCACATGCTCATTTTGCCACAAAAAGAAATCTACTTGTCTTTCCATCACTACAAGGAGTCGGATTATGTGATTTTATGACTCTTGATATTAAGACTGGGGAAGTAAAAAAATATGACGTTAAGTATGGTGGAACAAGATTTCTTTACAACAGAAATAACAAAACTGGGAATGGTGGCATGAGACTTATACACCGAGTCCAATCAAAAAAACAAAAACAACTTGGTATAGAAATAATTTATGTCATGGAAGATGGCACAATCCGACAACCAAAAAAAAGAAAGTTAAAAAATGAAAAATGATGATTTAATCTTGATAGAGAACCCAATTAGTTTTGTAGATAAATGGGATTACAAATATTTTAGTATTGACGAAGTTAAATGCAAAGAAACTAACGTACTGGGTTATGATGAAAGATTTATGGACAGTATGACTACACTTAGAGAAAGGTGTGGTTTCCCATTTGTAATAAGTTCATTCTACCGATCACCTGAACATAGCATCGAAAAAGCAAAAGGTAATGGTGGAGGGGCGCACACCACAGGCAAGGCTTGTGACGTGGTTTGTGACAGAGAAAGAGCTTATATTTTGCTCAAAAATGCTATGGAAATGAATTTTATGGGTATAGGTATCAAACAGAAGGGAAATGGCAGATTCATCCATTTAGACATGCTTACAGCGCAGGAAGGATTGGTTAGACCTACAATATGGAGTTATTAAACATATGGGTAATTTCCGTCATATTGAGCTTTAGCAATTCACCGGACTACCAATCACATTATCAAGTTGTAACCTTTAATAGTCAAAATGGTTGCCAAGAATTTCTAGATGATAAACGCATTGAACTGGAACATGACTTAATTCACGTTTTTGAAAACCAACCTGAAAAACTTATTAAAATTAATTTTAACTGTGAAATTTTGGAGGGCGATACAGTATGAATCCACTAATGTTAATCAAACCATTATTAGGTGTAGCAAAACCATTGTTGAGTCTAGGTGGTGGTTTACTAAAAAATCCCGTTGTGGATCTTGTAGTTTCAAAAACTTCGGGAGCAATTCAGCATAAAATAGACAAAGATAAGATCATAAGAGCTAAAGAGATAGAGGGCGCAACTAAGACTGATCTAGCTTTAATTAACGCACAAAAGGATAGCATAAAAGACGAAATCGTAACCGCTACCTTCATGCTATTGTTGCTCGGGCATTTCGTACCTTACACACAACCATTTATGGCAAGAGGTTGGGAAATACTTAAAAACGCAGATCCTATGTTTTGGATTATTATATCAATAGTTGTATCAGCATCTATGGGTGTAACAGGAATACAAAAGATTTTCCCAAAGAAAAAATAATTGCCTAGAAGAGATAAGTACCATCCTTATTCAAGAAAATATAAGGGTTCAGACATATTAGGTAAATGCCTAATATGTGGACAGAATGTATACAGGAAATCAGGATTTATTGTCCGTGAACAATGGATGCCAGAAATCAAAAAAGATTATATACATCACTCTTTAGAAAAAAAATGTTTTACTAAATTGTGTGAACAAGAACGCATCGAGGACGAAGCCAAACAAAAGAAGAAATTAAATTTGCCTGACAATCCTCTCGATGCTTTACTAAAATAACAATCCATCTATGTAATCTTGACGATTACACCTATCCTCTTCCTCTAAAGCTTTACAGAAATAATGAGTATATAATCTAGCTGTAACTGTTTCATCTTTATGACCAACATATCTGCTTATGTCATAACTGCTATAAATGTTGTGTCTTTTCCAATATGTAATGCACCAATGCCTGAAGAAATGAAATTTATGACTTTTAGGCAAAGCAAACTTACCCGTTAGATATGGTTCAATAATTTTGTTGCATGTCCTATACACATGCCATGTTGCTCTACCATCTTTAATAAATGGAAACATAATATTATTGTTGCCATAAATATCATTTTTACGATGCTCTATATATGATCGTAAATCATCTGCTAAACCTTTTCCCACTGGTATTAGACGTTTTCCTGCCGGTGTTTTAACATCCCTCTTATAAATATCCTTCTGACTTATCTGTCCCCGTATATCTAATTTAGGCATAACATTTCCCGTACTATCTATAAAATCATTTATCTCAGCACCTAATACTTCTCCAATTCTTAAACCCAGTTGAAAACAAATTCTGACAATTAATTTAGCAGTGACATCATCAATAGAGTTTCTAAATTCTTTGACATGATCAAAATGCCACTTTTCTACTAAATTCATTGTTTCTGCTTTATGAGTCTCAGTATCGACTTTTAAAAGTAATTTGTTAATAGGATTTTGTTTGTACTGCACAATTGGATTTTCAAGCTTGGCATCATAATCATTTGTATTTGTTGAATTGTAAAAAGCATCTTGCACAACTTTTAGATATGCACCAAGAACATTAGGAGACTTAGTTTGCTTTCTAAACATATCAACTAATTTTGCAGAGTCACTGCCCTCCCAATCTCTAATGTTTTTACATGCCATATGATCATCAAGACAAACTATCTTAATGACTTTTTTTGCCAAACCATGCTTGTAATTAAAATTGCCTTGAGACATCCTATTGTTGATCCTAGCCATCTCATATTGTTTTATTAAATTACTAATTGACTGAGGTAGAGTTGCTTTAGGTCTAGGTACAAGTATCTCTCCACGATCTATTTTTTTTATAGCAGATGCAATGGCAACAACTAGATCTTCATGTTTCTTTCTAGTTATTTGTTGTACTGATCCGTCAATTAATTTTAATCTTGTTTGAAAATTTTTAAATCGTTTAACTCCATCTCTATCTTTTGTATATGTTTTATATACTTGTCCTTGACCATATTCTTTTTGCCATCGTTGTATTGTGTCCATAATTTTACTCCTTCATAAAAATTAATAAATTCCAAAACATACTTCATAAGTTCAGGGTTATTTTTATTTAATGCGTCAATTTCCTCTTGTGTCAGAGCTTTAGATCCATGACGATCATCCATCAAATAAGTATCAACTCTTTGTTTATTCATTTTACTTATCATTGTTCCAGATACCTTTCTGTTTGTAAATAATGAGGAACTATATAAATATTATGTATAATATTCCTATATTCACTATGTTTAGAGTTTCACTCATACGGAATGAAAATCAAAAAAACGCTAGATTTACTGGTATTTAATTTATCGTAATTTAAAGGTTTTTTAGTTTTTGGGGCGAATCAACAGCTTATAAATCTTGGTACATAATATTCTTGAACTTACTGTGACCCGCCAAAATCCTTAACTTTTTAACCCTTCAATCTAAAAAATTAATTATAAGTTCACTAACATTGTAGCCAGTATACACTATTAGTGAACAAATGTAAGTGAATTATTTTTCTAAAATTTCTGAATGGATTTCGCTGACTTGTAAACGCAATATATCAATTTCACTTTCGCACCACGCATTGTCATATAACTTTACTCTTTCAAAAAATATAAGAAATTGCAATGCAGTCATAAAAGCTATACTAATTATTATCGTTGCATAAAATGTAAATTTCATATCCTGCCATAAAATGAATTAAATTTAATCCTGCCTTCTTCCTCAGATAAGATAGTTTCATTGTATCTTCTTCTTTCACGATTTGCCCATCTTAGCCATTTTTGGAAATTTGCTTCATAAGACGCATCAACGTCCATCTCAAACAACTCATCTTGTTGTATGATCAAATTGCTCAAGCCCCGTATATTCCGGTAGAGTCGTTACTTATAGCTTCTGCTATATCAGTCTCTAATTGTACTTTTTGTTCATCACCTTTCATGCCCTCTTTATTTGCTTGCATACGATTGTAGGCTTCATTTATTATATCGCATATAACACTTGATTTACTTGCTTTACCTGATTTTTGATTTTTTACATTAATTTCTATACTCATTTCTTCTGCTTGCTTATGTAAAAGATCAGCTTTAGCAAAGAAATTATTATTAGCAAATTTAACTAATTCACTTAATTTTTTATTCATATCATCGCATTGCGTTTCTTCCATAGATATTGATAAAGTTTTAAAAAATATTCTTTGTCCGTTTTTTGTCATACTGCCTCTCCAGTTAATAATTGCTCTTTATAATTTGTACTTAGTCGGTTTTTTGAGTCTAATTGTAGTTCAACAATTTTTTGTTCTAATTTGCCATCAATCCATATGTTGTCTGGTTTTTTATGTAATATGTCATAAAAATTATCATGCACATAATTACCTATCACACCAACAAATCCAGATTTACCAAGTGCCTTAACTTCTTGCTCAAAGACACCACCTTTTTTTAGATTTCTATTTATGCCTATTAATGACTCATTAATTAATGATTCTAAAAAATCAGTTCTTGCAGTAGCACCCTTCCAAGGTCTTGCTTTAATAATAATTTTTTTTATCACTGGCAAACCATCTACATATTTGCCATACAATTCCCAATAGATCATAACGTGCGCTTTGTAAGCGCTACCATTGGTGCTACGAATTGTTAATTTACATCCTACACCAGTCATTCTATTCGGTATTAAAACTTCTTTGCTTTTCATATTCTTTATCATCCACTTCTTTAGATTTAATTTCACCACCGATTGCTAAATAACCATTGCTATCTATCCAATCATCTTTGTTGTAACTACCAGATTTTGTTCTGCCAATTTTCATTAATGCAAGTAAGACAGATACCATTTCAGGGGAAATGCTTTGATCAAGATATGCCGACCATAGAGTTGCTATGTTTTGAAAGTTTTCATGGTAATCTCCATGCTGTTCAGCTCTATCTTTTTGTACTAAATTTTTAGCTGTATCTAAAATCTCACTTGCATAAATCATATGCTAATCCTTGTTAGGAGCATTATATTTTGGTTTTAATCTGATATTGACCATACCATTATATTGTTGAAAGATTTGTCTTACCAACTCATTGACTGGTCTACCATTTGCATCAGTTTGCTCACCAAAATCTAGATAAGCATCAAACTGAACCCAACCCTTATCAAGCTTTGATTGTTCAACAAGTGCAGTCTCAAGCATAATGTTGCTTGAAAATTCTTGTTTCTTTTTCCAGTATGCTTGAAAATCTGGTGCGCTTGGGTGTGGTTTTTCACCATCAGTTACCTTCGCATTAATATACATTGCTTCTGACATAATGTTTCCTTTCTAATTTTTTTTTAAAACATTGGTTAAATCTACCGGATTGTTAGAAGCGCCTCCGGCAAATGTCTTTCCTTTATCAATGTCTTGATCATCCTCAACACCAATAAAAAAACCTTTTTGTTGCGCATATTTACTGGCATAACTGCTAACTTGCCCACACAACATCGCATCATTAATTTTCGGATTCCATTTTAAATAGGCATAACCCTTGCCAACAAACTTTCTTTCATTAAAAAGATTACCATCTGCATTTTTTTGTAACTCAGGATTTTCTACAATGAATGTTGCATGACAACCTACACCAAGGTCATCTTTCTCATAATGTAGTTCCATTTGTGGTATCAGATTTTCTTGCAGACAAGCATCTTTCACAGCTTTACATATAGCATTATGTGTAAACCCTTTTACAAATCCTTGTTCTTTTTGCACATCAGCACAGTTATTAATTGCATCATAAAGCTTTTCACTTGTACCTTTATATGCAGTTTGTTTAATTTCTTTTTGTTTTTTTTCTGCCATTTTATTCTCCTTGATTAAACCATTTTGCTTTTGCAGTTTTAAGATATTCAGGTTCTATACCTTTCCATTTAAAATTATTAAAATCAGGTTGTATGATCATGTATAGATCTCTAGGATCGCTTACTAGCTTTAAGAGATTTTGTTTAGTAATAGCTTTCAATCTAAAATAATCTAAGTAAGATTTTAATTGTTCAGCTTGTATCTCTCCAAAGTCTTGAGCTTCATGTAACACTGCCCCACTTTCACTTGCATACAAAATATCTAAATCCAATTCCAAAGCTTTTCCGTACAATGCTAATTGTGTAAAATGCTTGTCCATTGGTGCATTTGGTAGACTTGGTTTTTGCCAAATCCTTTCTCCTTGCTTATGATTTTTAAAATCTTTTTTATATTTTTTCTTAGTCGGATTTGCCCACATTGTTTTTAATTCAACAGCTTTCTTTATTTCGCCATCTGTAATAAATACATAGTCGAGCATGCCAATGACCGGCACATTTAATCCTGAGAAAGTTATTGTTATTGGGTACTGAGTAAGCATCGTGCCATACTCTTGTTTGAGGGGAAATAATATATTTACGACATTATCTAAATAGTCTTCAACAACATCAAGATAATGTTTAATTCTGATTGCATCACTTTCATCTGCTGTACTAGGTTCATATCTTTTTATTTGATCAGCAATATTTAATAATACTTGTTTTTTAGATAACTCATTATTAACAATGTAACCCGCACCATCATCTACAAATTTACCAAATTCCATTCTCGAATGTCTTGAATATTTATGTCTGTTAGTTGGATCATTAATGTATTTTTGATACCATAGATCTAATTCTTCATTGCTGTTATTAGACATCCAGAAAATACCGGCTTTCATCCATTCTTCACCGATTTCAAAATTGTTTCTAGCGCACCAATTTTTTATAATATCTAATTGTGTAGGATTTTTACCATCGGTAACTTCTATATCCTTGCTTGTATTTTCTACCCTCAAACCTTCACCAAATCGGTGCTACGCAAAGTTTTATGAATGTAACGAACCTACCCTTGCGTAGCACCTAACCTCTTACAAGTTATAAAGGAGTTGTAGGTCGCTGTATTTTTGCAACACTAAAGTTCGAATTATTCGAATCATCAATGTTACCTAAAACTAATAATAGTGCGATTTAATTTACAATGCAAAGAAAAGATAGCCACTTTAATATTTAATTTATATTAACATGAATTAAATATATAAATAACATTGAAAATCCAATGTTTTTATGTAGCCAATATATTATGTAGATAGTTCTATTTTATTTACTTTTTAATTTGATATGACGAACACATCTCTTCAATCTCATCCACAGACATATCATGCCAAGTGTAATTAAAATCAGTTCTCGAAACAGGAATTACAAATTCTATTTTATTGTCATCAAATTTTTTACCTATTTCCCACCATTTACTAGTTTTGCCTAGTGAAAGCCTAATAAATGTATATTTACCTGATTTAGTTTTTACAAAATATAACCCGCTTGTTTTTACAGGATTATTTTGACTTTCTATAAAAGTTCGGGCATCCATTTGACGATGTTTTTCCATAAGCATCATGCAATGATCATTTACGTCATGTATACAAATCAAATTATCTACATGATTTAAATAATTTTTAAGTATAACTTTTTTATTTTTTGCAGATAATGGGTCGTTAATTGTAACAATGTCAGATACATATGGGTGTATATATCCATTTACTTCAGCGATCACATCTGTCGGTTCAAACAACTCAAACCAAGTTTTGCCTACAATATCAGCTATTTTTTTTGCTGTTTTAACGTCCAATTTTCTTGTTCCATTGACAATTTTATTAAAATTGATCCTTGATTGACCAATTTGTTCTGCCATACTTGTTTGGCTTATGTTGGCATTGCTAAGTATTTCTTTTAGATAATTTGGTTTCATTTCGTGTCTCCTCTAATTATAGACGCATTGTAGCATTATAAACAAATTGTATCAATATGTTTATAATTATAATTGTAACTTTACATATATAATAATAGTTAACATAGTTCTTTTTAGTTTACAAGTAGCCAAGAATATCGTACCAATCTCCCATGCGCTTACAAAAATACAGACAAATCAATAATTTAACATTGAAAAATTTGGCAGAATTGCTTGAAATTACAGGCAAAAATCCAAGATGGACAGTAGATAGATGGTGTTTAGGGCTAAGAAAACCAAACTTTGATACGATGGAAAAGATCGAAAAAGTAACAAATGGTGCAGTAAAATATGAGGACTTTTTTAATCACTACACAGAAGTGCATGAAAAAAAGTAAACTGAAATTACCTAGCACAATAGATATTAGCTATCACACCATCAAATTAGAGTTACTGAAACCTGAAATTTCACTGGAAGTTGGTGATCAGCAAGGCAGTTATGTAGCCAGAGATCAAATCATATATTTGGATAGTAGCATAATTGAACAAGGCGGTGCAAGGGGAGTTTCGCTAGTATTACATGAAATCGGTCATGCTATTTATTACGTTTTTAATCTTAAAGATCGTGATGAAGAGCCAGTAGTAGATAGTTTTGCAAACGCATATACAGAAGTTTTAAGACGGAATAAAAAATTAACAAAGTGGATTGTGGCAAATTTACATGGCAAATTTTGATGAAAGTTTATTAGCGGGTCGTAAAGTAGAACATTTAGTACTCGATAGAATAAAAAATAAATATCCAAGTGCGGTGCTTATCGAAAATAAGTTTGCAGAGTACGATATTTTTGTACCAGAAAACGACACTAAAATTGAAGTAAAATTAGATAAAAAGAGTCAATTTACTGGCAATTTAGTGGTCGAACTATTCATGTTTGGCAAACCATCAGGCATATTAAAAACAACTGCTGATTACTGGTACTGGGAGACCGGTAAAAATCTTCTCATTGCAAAACCAAAAAAAATAATTGAGTGCCTTCTTATGAACAATATACGAACCAATGTTTTTATAGGTAAGGGTGATACACATCCAAAAACAGCATGTTTAGTGAAAATAGAATTATTAAAAAGATATTGTGAAAGCATAAATCCAAGTTTGTTTAATTAATGGCAGAAATATACGACATAGAAACAGGCATCAGAATACATAATGTAGAGCCATTTCCTGAAAAAAAGGTATATGACATATTGTATTGCGATCCACCTTGGGAGTTTAAAACATATAATAAAAAGTCGGTAGTTCCCTATCCTACCATGACAGACGAGCAATTATATGAGTTGCCAATAGAAAGTTTAGGCAAGGAAAACAGCATTTTATTTTTATGGGTAACTTATCCAAAATTGATTGATGCCTTAAACCTTATGGCAAGTTGGAATTATGCCTATAAAACATGTGGTTTTTGTTGGGTAAAGAGAAACAAAAAAAGCAATAGTTTTTTCTTCGGTCAAGGATTTTATACAAGAGCTAACACCGAGCTTTGTTTAATTGGAACAAGAGGTAAAGCACCTAGAGTTAGCAGAGCTGTAAGCCAAATTATTTATGAACCTATAAGAGAACACAGTCGCAAGCCAGACATCGTAAGAGATAAAATCGTTGAATTATGTGGCGATTTACCAAGGATAGAGCTATTTAGTCGTGAAAATATTGCCGGTTGGGACTCATGGGGCTTTGATAAGGGCATGTTTAATGAGTAAAGATTATACAGATTACGATATATGCAATCCTAAATCACATTTTGTGAAAGTATCACAGGGTATATTTCAATTAAAGATAAGTAGCCATGCAAAGATCTTATTGATGGTTTTAATAGGATTTAAGAACAACAATAAATCAGGGGTACATCCATCACTTAGATACCTTGCAAAACAGATTAACGTAAAGTGTAGAAAGAGTGTAATGAAACCACTTAAAGAGCTAAGAGATGCCGGAATGATCGAGTGGGAACAGAAACACCACAATGGTGCTAATCATTATTACTTTGATAGTTATAACAAGTCGAGAATAAGAGAGAAAAGATTAAGAAAGACGGGTGGTGAATCTTCCCATCGAAGGGGGGTAAATGTTCCTACCTATAAAGATATAACACTATATAGAAATAATATAATACCGATAAAAAAATGACATTAATTGAAGATCTACTTGGTAAGAGTAAACCTATATCAAAAGAAGAGTACAGGGCTAGGAAATTGAAAGAGCTAAAGGTTTTGGCGAGTCAGGTGTCTAAGAAGAAGAGTTTTGCCTATCAACAAGCAGTTGAACGAAACAAGAGAAGAAAAGAGTATCATAGATCTTTACTCAAAGCTCATGCAGAAATAAGTGAAAGGAAACAAGGTGAAATCATTGCAGAATACATGTCTAAGCAAGGAAATAATGATAAAAATAGATGATCTTATAGATTTATATGACGATTTCTTTAAGACTGATCAAAGATTACCAAAAATAGTGCCTAAATCGCTAAAAGGAAACATTATGAAATGGGAATACCCAGAAGAATTTAGTGATAAAGTTAATACATGGAAGCAAAAGAAGAAAGTTTACATCGCACCGAGTAAAGATGATATAGATCGCTACTGGTTAGCCACAGAATTAGCATTAACTTTAACAGAGTACGATAGAAATCTAGTATATGATAGGCACAGAGGCAATTCTTACCGCAAATTAGGCAAGTTATATAACACATCACACGAAAAAATACGTTTGGACTATCTTACAGTGTTATTCATGTTGCAAACCCAAATAAATAGTCTTGCTGATGGCAACATCAAAAAATACATATATTTAAAAAAGAATTGACAATACATACTATATGTAGTCTAAATTGAGTATAATAAGGCAACATGTATACCTTATCGAAACTTATCATAAAAAAATCAAATATTTAGCAAAGAATCATTCTACCGACTACAATAATTTTATTGTGTATTTGCGCTCACATTCTACCGGATGAAAAAAATTTATTATAGATTCACTGAAACCATTCTACCGGATGGTTTTTTTTCATTATATCTTTTAACAAAAAACATAGGAATCCCATGCAATTTATTGAAAAAATAATTGAAAAGATCAAAGACTATTATTTTTTAGAATTTGAACTTTTATCAAACAAAGAAAAATTTAAAAAAGCAAGTATCTCAATTATTGCGGTTATAATTGTAATAAGCGCTATTTCTGCGCTTGTATCTTAAATGGTTACTATTAATTAATTATCAATACTTTTTATAAAATAAAATTAATTTATATAATGTGTAAATAGTTTATTTACATTGTTAACAAATACTATACAATACGACTCATTAATTAACAAGGAGTCGTTTTATGGATAATTATATAATATTAGATTCTGAATTTGATAATGAAGAGTCTTTATTTGATCAGTTAACAAATGAATTAAATGCTAAATATTTAGATCAATCAGGGGAGTCAGAATATGACTCTTAATGTAGTATCAAATAACACTGAGTCCGCTTTCTTTATTCAATTAATGGAGTCGGACATAATAGCTAAACATGAAGCAAAAAAATTAGATCAAAAAGATATATTACTTGCTAAAGCTACAATTGACAGGGTCTTAAAAAATGTACCTCGAAAATATTGCGATAACAAATTAACTATACAAGTATATAGACGTAAAATTTTACAAGCTAACATTAAGCATTATAAGACTATTAATAGCAATATAGCCCGTCATATTGTCAATTATTGCATTGTCATTATGCAAAATGGGCTTTCTAATTTTGACAAAGGAGTCATTTATGGATGATTTCTTTAAAATTTCTATATTGTTTTTATTAATTGTAACAATAGCGCTCATGTTTAACACCGGTTACATTGTTTTGGGTGTTTGTATGTCTGTACTAACTATTATTAAAACTATTGATTTTTTTAAGGGTTGGTAATTATGATTAATAAAAAACATGGTTATATACGAATAAATTTAGAATTTGTTAAACCTGATAAAGACTGTAACCAAGGTTGTGATAATTTAACCAATTATGCTTGTTTTGATTGCTTATCAGATCAAGTAAAAAATAAATATCCGAACTCAATTTATACTGATGATTGTGAATGGATCATTAGAAGGGGTTAATTATGCAAAATTTAAAAACAATTAAAAGTATATCTCAATTATATAATATAATGAGTGATACAAAAAATAAATCTGATGCCGATAAGCATAAAGTATTAGATCAAAGACTTAGATTTTATTTAGTCTCTAATATTGGAATTATTAAACCTGATAACTGGGATGAATTAAGCGCTACAGAGAAACAAAGGCGCTTGGATAAAATGGAGTCGGTAATATGAAAATGAATGAATATAATTGTGTTATTAAGATTGAGTGGGGCTGTAATAACCATGAAGCAAAAAGCAAAGATGATTACATTGAGAAAGTTAAAAGCCAATATTACGAGCAATATGGAATTAGCTTAGATCCTACAGAAATAACACAAATAAAAATGAAAAAATAATTGAAATTTAGGAGTCAATTTATGAATATACAAAGTAAAGATATTAAAAAAAATATCGAAGTTAGTAAAAAACCATTTAACAAAAATCAAATTGAATATTTTTCAGAAAGATTAAGTAACATCATTAATTCTAAAGAAAGAGAATTAAAACTTAAATATAACGAGGAAATTGAGAAGCTATCAAAGAAAAATAAACAAACATTTGTTAAAAGTTTAAATCTAGATAATTTAACGAAACAACTAAAACAAGTTGAAAATAAGATTACAAAAAGCTTAGATAATAAAAATAAATTAGTACATAAACTAAATGAAGAAATATCAAAACTCGATAAGTTAATTCAAACAACCGAGAAAAAATACGAGGCACAAAGAGAAAAATTAGATATTCAAAACAATCAATTAGTTGGTAAAATTAGAAGCGCATTGGATCGTATGAATGATCTTAGAGAATGGGGTCAAAGATTCGAAATTGAACAAATTAGAGATATTGTAGATTTACAGCGCTTTATAGATAAAGCTTGTTATGCCGAAACAACTGAAGCATTTTATAAATCTGTAGGGGCAGAAGAATTACAAAAAGTAAGTAATACACAGACCGCCATAATGGATGCTATTTATAGTAACAATCTTGATCGTAATATATTAGAGTTTATGAGTACCAAACTCGAGGGAATTGGCATAAAAAACCAATATTTAATAACTAATAATTATTAAATTAGACATAAAAAGAAAGAAAACAAAGCAAAGGGAGTCGGCTTTTTATAGGTCGACTCCTTTATGATTCAATAACTTAACTTACAAACAACCCGAGTCTTACATACAAAAAGTTGACTAGACTCATGAAGAAAACAAAAATTAACTATAAATTTAGTGAATTTCTTATGATTTTTGGCTAAAAACTAACAAAAAAAATATATATTTCATAAATTTTTAAGTATTTTTCTTAATTTTAGGCGGGTTTTACCAAATGACCATGGGCAAAATCTTTTTCTGTACTCCAGAAGCCAGATAGGTACTTCAAACACACAACAACGGAAGGCATTATGACTCTTTTAAAAGTAGATTACGGATATGACATTGATATGGAGATCTTGGACGATAAAGACATGGTCTGCCTAAAGATAACGGGGTTTGATAACGATATTGAACGTCAAGAATTTGGCGCTTTACTTATGACAGCTATACATTTTGATAAATTATATTTCTCTAAGCTCTTTAGAACCTCAGAAGAGACATTGCATTAGCTTTATGTCTATAAATTATCGTGGAGAAAGATTTTCTGGTTATAACAAACCAAAAAGAACACCTAACAAATCAAAAAAGTTTGCTGTCCTTGCTAAACAAGGGGAACAAGTCAAATTAATTCGTTATGGAGATCCTAATATGTCCATAAAGAAATCGAACCCTGAAAACCGCAAATCTTTTAGGGCAAGACATCGGTGCGATACAGCACCACCATCAAAATTAACAGCAAGATATTGGTCTTGCAAAAATTGGTAATTATAGAAAGGAAACCGAATGACAAATATTTTTAAAGGTCAAATGTCAGAACGAGAAATGGCAAGAATACAAAACTTGATGCAAGGAACTACCGGTGCGCAAATGAGTGAAGCTGAGTATCAAAGAATGGTAAATGCTATAAAAAGAAAAAGATTAACAGGCGCACAATTAACACAGAAAGAAAAAGCATTGCTAGACAGCATGTAAACTATGCCAACAGTTGTAATACCCTACAAACCTAGGGAAGTACAAAAGCATCTACACAAACAAATAGATAAACACCGATTTAGTGTAATAGTTGCTCATAGGAGGCTTGGTAAAAGCCTTATGACCATTATGCACTTGATTAAAGATGCTTTAAGAACAAAAAAGAAAAATTATAGGGGGGTTTATGTAGCTCCAACTATAACAATGGCTAAGTCCGTTGCTTGGGACTATGTAAAAACTTTTACTGAAAAACTGCCTAATACAAAATATAACGAAGCAGAGTTACGGGTTGATTTTTCAAATGGAAGTAGGTTGCAATTAGTAGGTGCTAATGATGGCGGGCAAAAACTAAGGGGCAGATACTTTGATAGCTGTGTCTTAGATGAAACACAAATGCTATCTGCTGATTTGTTCAATCAAATTATTAGACCGGCTCTTGTAGATAGAAATGGATTAGAAGGCGAGCATACTTGGTGTGTTTTTATTGGTACACCACAATTACAGAATTATTTTTATCAAATTTTCGAGTACGCACAAAAAACCGAGGGTTGGTACAGTGTTGTCTTGCCAGTTAGTGAGACAAAGGTAGTACCAGAATCAGAATTAGAACAAGCAAAAAAGATCATGGGCGAAGATGCTTATGAACAAGAGTTTGAATGTTCATTCAATGCTAACATAAGTGGAAGTTTTTATGGGAAACTTATGCAAAAGGCATATGACGAAGGAAGAATTGGCAAGGTAGATGAAGATCTTGATTTAGAGACTGAAGTTTACCTTGATTTAGGCATGAACGACAATACCGCAATGTGGTTCGTACAAAGGCACAAACATGAATACAGATTTATTGATTATGCTGAATTTAATGGAGAGGGACTCCAATATTTAGCAGATTTTTTAGAGAAACGTGGATATGTGTATTCAAGGATTGTAGTACCACACGATATTCGTGTTAAAGAATTAGGTACGGGGGTTTCTAGACTAGAAATTATGCAAAGCTTGGGGGTTGGCAATATTGAGATAGCTCCAAAATTACCACTAAACGATGGTATTGAGTCAGTAAGACATAATTTTGATAATTTTTGGTTTGATGAAACTAAATGCGCTGAAGGTATACAGCATCTAAAAGCTTATACAAAAGTTTATGATGCAAGACACAGAATTTATAGAAATAGACCCAAACACGATAATGCTAGTCATTCAGCAGATGCACTGCGCTATGGCATGGTTATGGGAGGATCTATAAATAGCAAATGGGATCAACCCTTAAACTTAGAAAACAGAGGTATAGTATGAACTACGAGCATAAAACCAAAAATAAAAAAGGTAAAAAAGGAAAAAAAGGTAAAGGCAAGGGAGGCAAGAAATCATAATGGGATTATACGATAATATAAATAGAAGGAAACGTAATAAGTCTAGCAGACCAAAGAGCAAAAGTACTATTACACCTAAAGCATATGCAGAAATGCAAAAAGGTTTTCCTAACAGCAAAAAAAATAAGGCAAAAAGAAGAAGAGCTAAAGCATAATGTCTAAGATCAGTGAATCAGAGCTTAAATCACTTGTAGGTGGTCATATAAGCAATTCCCAAGGTGTAGACGGGGGTAGCTTATCATCACAGCGAGAAAAGTCTCTAGATTATTATTTAAGCGAAAGACTAGGCAATGAAGTCGAAGGAAGGTCACAAGTTGTTTCTTCTGATGTTAGTGATGCCATAGAACCACTTATGGCAAACCTTATGCGCATTTTTACGTCAAGCAATGAACTGTGGAGATGCGAACCCGTGGGCGCAGAAGATATTGATGTAGCTGAACAAGCAACAAATTATATCAATCACGTTTTTTATAAAAAAAATAATGGTTGGTTAGTCCTGCATAACTTTATAAAGGACGCATTGATAGAAAAGAACGGGGTTTGCAAGGTTTACTATCATCAAACAGACAAAATAGAACGTGAAGAATACAAAAGACTTACAGATGACGAATTTACCTTGTTGGTTGACGATAAAGAGGTCGAACTTATTGAACACACTGAGTATGTAGACGATAATCCGTCAAATAGTACAGGCGATATGACTAATCCGATTGCACAAGACATGCAGTCTGTAGCACCCATGCCACAACCAGATCCGCTTGCTAAGCCACCCATGTTACATGATGCAGTAATACATAGAGTTAATAAAAAAGGTAAATGTGTTGTGGAAGGCATCCCACCAGAAGAGTTTTTAATTGAAGCAAGAGCAAAAACTATAGATGAAGCTAATTTTTGCGCACATAGAACAACAAAGACTAGAGGCGAGTTGTTAGAGATGGGGTACGATAAAGATTTAGTTGATATGTTGCCTAGCAAAAATCAAAGAGATCTTAATTCTGAAGTATCAGCTAGACACAAAGAAATAGACAATAATTTAGGTCGTGAAACAAATGATTATGCTACTGAGGAAGTTGATATATACGAAACTTATGTAAAATGCGATTACGAAGGCACTGGTAAACCAATATTACGAAAAGTTACAGTTGCCGGAGAGACTGCGGGTACAATCCTAGACGATGAACCATGTGATACAATGCCATTTGTAAGCATGACACCAATTATTATGCCACACAGATTTTATGGTAGATCTGTTGCAGAATTAGTCGAGGACGTACAATTAGTTAAAACTTATGTTATAAGGGCATTAAATGATAACATTTATGGTATTAACAACAATCGACTTATAGTTAATGATAGTGTAACTAACTTATCAGATATTTTAACTAATAGACCAAATATGGTTGTTAGAGTTAAAGGATCACCTAGCGATGCAGTTCAATCAATGCCGGTGCAATCTATTGGCGATACCGCTTATCCTTTACTGCAATACTACGATAGTTTGAAAGAAGCCAGAACCGGAGTCACTAAAGTGGGTCAAGGTCTTGATCCTGATGCTCTTAAATCTAGGACTGCATCTGGTGTAAATCAGGTAATGACACAAGCTCAAGGTCGTATGGAATTTTTTGCACGAACTTTCAGCAATACAGGAATTAATGATCTAGGTAGAAAGATACTTGAATGTGTAATTAAGTATCAAGACAAAGAAGATATTGTTCGTGTAAACGGAAAATTTGTACCATTTAAACCTTATGAATGGAAAGATAGATGCGATATAACAGTTACTTCAGGTCTAGGTAATGGTAACAGAGAACAAAATCTTGTTATGTTAAACTCTATACTAGAAAGACAAATACAAGCATTAGAAGTACAAGGCAACCCAGATGCTCCAATTGTAAACGTAAATAAAATATACAATACTCTGAAAAGAATAGTTGAGGCAGGGGGAATGAAAGATGTAGATTCATTCTTTATGAACCCTATAGAGGGCATGGAAAACATGCCAGAAGAAGAGCCAAAAGAACCATCTGATTTTGAGAAAGTATCTATGGCACAGATACAAGGAGAAAATCAACGCAAGATACTTGAATTAGAGTTAAAGAATAAACAATTAGAACTTGATAGGACAAAAGCATTGTACGATCTTGAACTAAAAGCAAAAGAAATGGAATTAAAATACCAAACGCAGATTGATCAAGAAAAAATAAAAAACGATACAAAGCTTACAACTGAATTAATGAAACTAGAGGGACAGATGAGATCAGCACCTTCACCACAAAACCCTTCACAGCAGATTGATGTCCCTCAACCAAATCCAATAGATATATCTGATGTTAATGCGCCTGCGCCTTTACCAAAGTTACCACCAGATGTACCTAAACAATAATGGCAAAAAAAAGTAAACAACTTATAGAGTCTATACTTAGCGAGCTTATAAAAGCAAAAACTATAAAACAAGTTCTTAAAGAACACGATTTAAGTTTTCAAGCATGGAATACATGGCTAATAAAAGATCCAGAATTGATGAATAGATATCATCAAACAAAACTATCTGCTCTAGATCTTGAGTTATCTGATTTAGAAGATGAACTTACTAAAGCAATATCAGAGAGTAGAGAAAAAGGCAAAAAGGACATGTCATTTATCAATGCTGTAAAGTTAAAAATGACACACATACATTGGAAGCTTTCAAGATTAGATCCAAAAAAATATAGTGGCAATACTACTTTGACACATAAAGGTGATCAGGCAGAACCACTTATTGTAAAATTTTTAGATTGATATGGATGAAGAATTACGTTTAGCAAAAGAAAACGACAAAGGTGTTCGTGCAGAAGTTTTGTTAAAAGACGAAATATTTAGAGAAGCTATAGATACTTTAAAAAAAACATACACTGAAGAAATGTTTAAAACAAAGTTTAGCGAAGAACAAAAAAGATTAAGTTTGTTAGTTCATTTTAATACTTTAGAAAGTATTGAAAAACATATTAAGGATGTCATAAACACAGGCAAACTTGCAAACGAACAATTAAAACAACTTAAAAAAATTTAGATATTCAATTAGTCAACCTACGGGAACTGACTGAATATGTCTGACAATAATGTTAGGCATCATAAAGAAAGGTCTATCATGGCAAATGATGGTTCAATATCATCTGCTACTGACAGCATAATTGGTTTATTACAACAGAGCGGTACTACAAATAACGATCTGTCAAGTTTAACCGAAGATGTTACCATAGCAGATAAACAAGAAGGTTTGGTTCAAACGCAACCTGACACAGCACAAGAAACAAATGCAACTCAACCAGATTCGGAAGTTGCAGTAGTAGATGAAACTGTAGAAGTAGGCGAGGATTCAGTAGAGCCAGACGAACAACCAATTCAAGAAACAGAGATAGTTTCAGACGAACCAACTGATGAATATCATACAGTCAAGGTTCAAGGTGAAACATACGATGTAAATCTTGATGAGCTAAAAGCGGGTTATCAAAGAGAGTCCGATTATAGAAGAAAAACCGAGTCATTAAGTATCGAGAAGCAACAGCACGTTGAACAAATGCAAAAAGATAGCGCAGTTGTTCAAGAAAAACTGAACAGTCTTGATAAACTTAATCAAATGGCAAGGCAACAACTTGACTTAGATGCAGGAGATTTAAACGAACTTATGCAAAAAGATCCAGTTGAAGGAATGAGAAAAAAACATGCTCTTGAACAAAGAGCTATGCAATTACAAGCGCAAGAAGAAGAAGCTCGAAAAATCAGAGCTAATGAAATGCAAAAAGTTCTCGTAGAAGAAGAGAAAAAGATGTACTTGCGTATTCCTGAAATGAGAGATCCTGTAAAAAAACAAAAGTTTGTTAATAACATGAGAAGTTATCTTACTTCACTAGATTTCACAGATCGTGAAATTAATGGAGTTACAGATTCTCGATATGTAAGTCTTATTAGTGATGGCATGAAGTGGCGAGAGTTACAAAAGTCAAAACCTAACATTGCAAAAAAAGTACAAAATACTCCTAAAGTTTTAAGGGGTGGAGTTGCTACGTCAAAAGGTGTAAGGCAAAAAAGATCATCAGATGAAAAAATGGCTAGACTGAAAAAGACTGGCTCATTAGATGATGCTTCAGCAATACTTAAAGACATTTTTGGTTAATCTTCTTTTTTTTAATAACAAATAAAGAAAAGGATAACGACTATGGCAATAGTAACTAATGCAGGGAATACTTATGCAACGGGTGGACAAGATGCTACTATTAGAGAACAGTTATCGGATGTAATCTCTAATATAAGCCCTTTTGAAACACCTTTCCTAAGTTCCCTTAGAAAAGAAAATGCGAAGAATACTAAAGTGGAATTTTTAAAAGACACTTTATCTTCTCCGTCAACAAGTAACGCACAGCTAGAAGGTGAAACCTACAGTGCTTCAGCGATCACTGATGTAACAAGACTTGACAATATGTGTCAAATTTTTGCTAAATCATTTGCAGTCAGTGGCACTCAGGATTCTGTAGACCATGCTTCCATGAGTACCTATAGCGCTTACGTTTTGTCAAAAAGAGCAAAAGAACTTAAAACAGACATTGAGTCTGCTCTTATGCAAAATGGTGCTAAAGTATCTGGTGGTACTACAACTGCGAGAGAACTTGCAGGACTAAAATCTTGGATTGCTACAAACACTTCAAGAGGTACTTCTGGTGCTGACCCAACTGGTGATGGCTCTGATGCTCCTACTGATGGAACACAAAGAGCAATGACTGAAGATCTACTAAAAACTGTTCTCAAAGGAATTTGGGATAGTGGCGGGGATGCTAAAAATATCTACGTTGGATCTTTTAATAAACAGAAGATAAGTTCAGTATTTACTGGCGGTTCATCTGTAACAGTTAACAGAGACACTAAAGATGATACAATCTTTGGTGCTGTTTCAGTCTACCAAAGTGATTTCGGTCAACTAACTATCAATCCTTCAAGACACCAAAGAGCTAGAGATGCTTGGATCATTGATCCTGATCTATGGGCAGTTGGTACTTTGAGAGATTACAAAGTTGAAGAACTTGCTAAAACTGGTGATGCAAAACACTTCTTGTTAACTTGTGAACATACTTTTATTGCTAAAAACGAAAGCGGTAATGGTGTAGTTGCAGATTTAACAACATCTTAATCACTATAATAGTGGGGATCTTTGATCCCCACTATCTTTTAAGGAAATCAAATGGAATACAGAGATAAAAGTACAGAAAAAGTTTCAATATCAACAACATCAGCGCAGTCATCAGCAATAGAACAGAGCATTGGTACGATAAGATTAATTTGCACAGCTAGTTCTCATTTTGTAATTGGCACAAATCCAACTGCAACAATAAACGATGCTTATATACCGGCAGATACAGAATTTTATCTTGGTATAAGTTCTGGTGAAAAAGTTGCAATACGAACAGTTACCGGTTCAGGATCAGCTTTTGTAACATCATTAACTAAGTAAAGGACAAAAAAATGGCAATAGGTGGTTATCCAACAGCATATATTTTAGGAAGCACACAAACTGTAACAGCAGGAGCAACTTCCCAACAATCAAGCGCAGTAGCGGGCAAATTAAATATTTATAGAATAGTTGCATCTTGCGACTGTCATATAGAAACAGGAGTCAATCCTACAGCGACTACTGGATCAGCAATGATACCGGCATACACAATCGAATATATAGTAATTCCAGAAGGCGAAAAAGTTGCTGTATTGAAATTCGCTACTCAAACTGGAACTATGTATATAACGGAGTGTACTCGCTAATGTTAGGTGGTCGTTTAACACAGAGAAAAAACATTAGATCTCCCGCAAGATACAGAGGTAAAAGAACTGATGTAGGTGGCTCTAATATTCTTGCTGACGATGGTTCTGGTGGCTTTGTTTCTTTAACTATACAAGAAACTAACGACAACATTTTGTTAGAACAAGGAAGAAGTTATAACTTAGATACTTCTGAGCCTATTTCACCTAATGGCTAAAAAATCTAAAACTTTTACACCGCATGAAAGAATTATTAAAAGGACTTCAATTGGAAATCCAAGAAAAACAAAACTTAAATTAAGTTCAATGAATAAACATAAAAGATTAAATAAAGGATTATAAATGGCAGATAAGAAAATTTCTGAATTGACTGGCATGACAGCTAGTGAAATTGCTAATGACGATAATATTGTTATTGCAGATACATCAGATAACCATACGAAAAGAGCGCCAATTTCTGAACTAGCGACATTTTTTGGTGTTAATACAGAAGGTATACAAGACACTGTTGGATCTATGTTTACAGGACACAGTTCTCATTCTGGTATAACACCAGTATATGATGATCCAAATGGACATATTATTTTTAGTTTAGCAGGCGGTGTAACAACTGCTGAAATGGGATTTTTAGCAGGCACTACATCTGACATCCAAACACAATTAGATGCAAAAGCTCCTATAGCATCTCCAACATTTACAGGAACACCATCTGCTCCAACTGCATCAGCTAATACAGTAACTACTCAAGTCGCAACTACTGAATATGTTGCTTCAGAACTTGGTGATTATGCAAGCGACACAGTAACTTTTACAAACAAATCTGGAAATATATCACAGTGGACAAATGACTCTGTATATGTAACACCCTCATCAACAGCTACATTTACTAATAAATCTGGTAACATTTCTCAATGGACTAATAATAGCAATTACCTGACTCCTGATAGTACAAACACCCTGACAAACAAATCCATTAATGGAAGTAACAATACAATCACTGATATTCCTTACTCTGCAATCACAAGTATTGTTGATACCGATATAACATCAGTAAGCGCATCTGACGATGAATTAGCATCAAGCAAAGCAATAAAAACTTATGTTGATTCACAAATATCAGGCATTGATACTCTTGCAGAGGCAGGGGACTCAAACATATCGTCACCATCAGCAGGACAAATATTGGTTCACGATGGCACTGATAGCTTTGACAACCAAACAAGCACTGTAACTTTATCTGGTGCGGTAACTGGCACAGCAGACATGGATTCATCTGGTGATTTTGCAATAACAACGACCATACCAACAGACACTATTACAATTAATGGTCAAGCAGTTGCACTAGGCGGTTCAGCTACTATACCATCAGTGCTACAGTCAGGTGGTACATTTACTGGTGAATTACATTTAAACGATGATGTTGAGTTATCATTTGGTGGCGGAATTGGTAGTGGTGATTTTAGAATAAAACATGACTCTTCATCTAATAAAACAATTTTTGCCGAAAGCGGTGCAGGTGAGTTAGAAATACAGGCATCAGATTTTGTAGTTAAAAATGGTGCTAATAACAAAACAATGATCAACGCAGAAGATGGTGGAAGTGTTGAGTTGTTTGAAAATAACACAAAGGTCTTTGAAACATCTGCAACTGGTGTTGATGTTACTGGCAACATAGTTGTATCAGGTACAGTAGACGGAGTTGATATTGGTGCATTAAACACCGCAGTTGGCAACCTAGCAACTGTAGCAACTACTGGTTTATATTCAGATTTATCTGGTTCACCTACCCTAGCCACAGTTGCAACATCAGGCGCATACTCAGATCTATCAGGCACACCAACACTTGCAACAGTCGCTACAAGTGGTGCATATTCTGATTTATCTGGCACACCTACTTTTGCAACAGTCGCAACAAGTGGGGCATATTCAGACTTGTCAGGTACGCCATCTGCAATAGGTGGAGCTAACGCAGTTAATTTTAATGATAATGTCAAAGCAACTTTTGGAGATAGTTCTGATTTAGAAATTTATCACGATGGTACTAATAGCTTTATTAAAGATGTAGGAACAGGCGGATTATTTTTAAGAGGTGATACAGTCTTATCACTAGGTGTTGGTAGTGAAAGTGCAGTAAGATGCACAATAAATAGTGATGTTAAATTATATTACGATGACGCACTTAAATTCAGTACTACAAGTCAAGGAGTTCAAGTTGCTGCTGACCAAAGATTAGAAATCGTTAATGGCTCTAACTGGTCAGGTGAAGTAGTTGGTAAAATAGAACACCATTCAAATAATATGTATCATCAATATAACTCAAATTGGATTGCAAGAAATTCAAGTGGTACTAATACTCTTACTATTGATAGTTCTGGAAATGGTACTTTTAATGGCAATGTTACAGCTTACAGTGATAGTCGTTTAAAAGAAAATATTAAAACAATAGATAATGCTCTTGATAAAGTTTCTAAACTAAGAGGTGTTGAGTACACAAGAAAAGAAACAGAAGCTAGAGAGATTGGTGTTATTGCTCAAGAGGTAAAAGAAATCGTACCTGAATTAGTAACTATAGAAAATTTAAAGTCAGATATTAACCCAGATGCCTTAGAGGATATGCACACCATGAAATATGGCAATACTGTTGGTTTACTTATTGAGGCAATCAAACAATTAAAAGATAGAAACGAAAAATTAGAATTAATTGTGAATAGATTGATAACTGAGGTTGAGGAAAAGTAGACATGACTCTACCTAGTAGTGGTGTTATAAGTTTAAATTCAATTCAAGGTGAGTTCGGTGGCAGTAATCCTATTGGACTTAATGAGTATTACAGAGGTGGTGGTTTAGTACCCAATCATTCTAACACCTCATCTATACCAACAAGTGGTACTATAGATGCTCAAGATTTTTATGGTACATCAGCTACATCACCAATTGATTTAACTCATAACATAAACATGAGACAATTTAAGCAAGGTGCAGGAAAGTTTATATTTGATATGTATGGTTATTCTACCAATGTTGTTCCAAACACAGGAACACCATCTGCATCAGATACATCAATAGTCGCAGGTGGGTTTTCAGCTTCGATAATCGATTCAAATAAACTTAAAGGTACAAGTGCAACTAATGCGGCTTGGCAACTTGGATTTAGTGTTGCTGGCATAGCTCAATATTTATATCAAAACTATTCTGGTGCTACTTTTCAAGGTCTTGGTTTTCAGGCTTGGAACAACACTAACAATGATAATTCAGCAGGGGGTCTTGCTTTCACACCGCCAAATTCGTCAGCTACAACTTTAGTTTGGGGTGGCATAACCAGAGCAAATTATGCGGCAATGGGTACTACATTTGATAACTGGGCGGCAGGTCGGCTTAATTCAAACACAAGTATTGTAATTAGTTAATGAAATTACACATTTTAGAATTAATTATAACAATAATTGTTTTGTCATGTGTTTTTACTTTTATGCTGTCTATAAATAATTTTTTATGATTTTAAAAGATAATGCTTTAAATCTAAATTTTGATTTAGTTGAAACAAATTGTTATAAAAGTTTACCTCACTACAATTACTGGCGAGGTTGGTGGAATGAAAAACCAAGAAATATAATTGAAATAGTAATTAAACAATTATGGGAAAATCATATTAATGTAAATGAATGTATAGATGGTGGTTTTGAATATTGGGGAAGAACTTTGGACAAGGGGGGTTCTTTAGAATGGCATCAAGACACAGGCGAATATAATTATTTAGATGAAAATTACTGGTGTTCAGATGAAAGTTTGTTGTATTACCCAAAAGTAAGTGAAGATTGTATTGGTGGTTTTTTAGAAATAGCACCTTATAAGATAAGAAGTACTTTAGAAAATTCACAAACCGCAGGTAGACAAGTTGATACTAACGAAGTTGAAAGAATAAAGCCAGTAACAGATAGAATGGTTTTATTTGACTCTGCACAACTACACAGAGTCACATCAGTATATCAGGGAGTAAGATACAATCTAGCAGTTGCACTTTGGAAAAAGAGTCCTGCATTTTTTATTGAATATGAAAACTGGAACAATGTTGGTAATTTCAAATTAGAAAAAATTGAATGGAAACACAAAAATGATTTTAAAATATAAAAAAGTATTAAAATGTGCAGTACCCAAAGGTTGTGAACATATTGAAAATGGCATTATTAGACGAGATGATTTAATGCAAACAGATTTTATACCACAAAATTTTAATGGTTCTTATAAAAACTATGTTTTAAGAGATGGTCATCAACAATGGGAAAGTATGCACCAAGAAGCTGAAAGAAGAATACAAAAGGAATGGTTGTCTGAGCTTGGTTATAATCCTGATGGTTTTTATGTTGACCCAGAAACATTTGAAGTAAAACAAAAAAACAACCCTCAATGGAATGTTGAAAAAGAAAAAAATAACACAGAGGTAGAGTCTATATGAATTTAATATTTACTTATAAGTTTGATGATACAAAGTTAGCGACTTTAAATGGTGATTTACAGTTAGCTTTTCCTGACTATGAAAATATAGAAATTGGAATGGAGATAGGCAGACTTGGAAAGATAGACCTTGACCCTGCAAAAATAAAAACGACCCACAAATACTCTGAAAAGATAAAGGAAAATCAGCAAAATTATATCCTTGTTAATGGGTCTGTTTCTGTAACTTATGAATGGATAGAAGAAGATAACATAGAAGAAAAAGATGTTGATGCTTTTATACAATATCTTGAGGACTGCCCTGAAACTTGGGAATGTGAAAAAGATTTAGACAACAACAAACTTGTTACAAGAATTACACTTTCAGGTGAGAACAAAGATTGGACAACATTTCCTTTAAGTTATATGTTAGATACATCAAACCTACATATTGTTGCTGAAAGCACTGATGCAGAGATTATGTGTATCATGCAAAAAAATGCAAAAATCAACTGGAGCATGCAACACATAGATGTTGCCCCTAATGAGACAATTAAAATAGAAAAACCAGTTTGTGATGTCGCTTATGTGATAACAACACAAGATGCTGTTATAGAAACAACACTTCTTGGTTCAGCAAACGATGGACACACAATGCCATTTAACAAATATGAATATAAAAAATTAGAAAGTCCATCTGTAAAACTAAAAAATATAAGCAACAAACCAAATAAAATTATTATCTATTCTAGATGATTGGCAATTATACTGCACACAAATTATTAACCAATTTTCAAAAATTTGATTTTGAGGGTCGGTTAATTAAAAAATATAAGCCAAAGTACAATCTGTACAATTTAATTAATGATGATTTAAAAAAACTGCCAGATGGTTCATTTGGAAAAGATTTTTATAAATACATGAACTATGACAACAGTACTATTGTTGATTTATATAACTTATATAAAAATAAAAAAGATACTGAAAAAGTTAAAAGATATAAACAAGACTGGTGTGTAGTACATGACTTGCAACATTTCATTACAGGATATGATACATCACTTGCAGGCGAGGGTCTTATGTTTACTTTTGGTATGAGACATGAGTTTAGAATTTCAATAATTATGATGTGGATATTTACTGTCATTAATGAGTTCTTTAAAAAGAATGGGTTATTTAAAAGTAAGTATTGGATAAAATTATTATTAGAATCTTATAATTTAAGCAAAGACACACAATGGTTAATGGAAGTTGATTGGAAAAAAAAATTTACAAAACCTACTAAGCAAGTTTTACAAGAATTAAATATAACAAAAAAACCAGAACTTTGGTTAATGGCGAAAAGTTATATAAAACACAATTATAAAGGTGAGCAATAATTTAATCAAATGGCAAAAAAATATGATGAAACATATGATCCAGAAACAGGTATTAAAACAGTATATAAAGGGGATGAAGTAACTGGTAATTTAGAGCAACATTTTTCTCAAGATGTTGAACCAATACTAAAAGCAAACAAAATTAAAAGAAATAATTTTGATGGTTATAACAAGGACAAGTCTGTCAAATCAATTGCAGAAATACCAATTGTTGTATTGTATCAATGGTTGCAAGAAGGCGATCAATTTCTTTTTTCAATGCCACCGGCAGAACAACACACTTATTTAAGAAAAAAACTTAATGACCCAAAATGGGCATATTTAAAAACTTCAGAGGGAACTTACTAAATGGCACTAAATAATTACGCAAACTTAAAATCAAGTATTGCAAACTGGCTAGGTAGATCAGACTTAACAAATGAATTGTCAGATTTTGTAAAATTAGCAGAGCAAGATTTTAACGCAAAATTAGCACAATATGGTTACAACAAAATGGTTAACCTAGAGTCTGTAACTGCTGATGCTGAATCAGAAAACCTACCGGATGGATTTTTAGGAATAAATGCTATTTATGTAGAAAGAAGTCCTAAAGTTGCCTTGCAATATGTAACACCATCACAAGCATTTGATATGTTTGGATCTTCACTGACAGGCATGCCAAAGGTTTATACTATTATAAACGATAAAATACATTTCTACCCAATACCAGACAGTTCCTACACAGTAAAAATGTATTATTACAAACAATTTGCACCATTAGTAAATGACTCTGATGCAAACGATATTTTAACAAATCATCCAGATTGTTATTTATTTGGCTCTTTGTATTTTGCCCATACTTTTATTAGAGGTATAGATCAAAATATAGTTGCTGAATGGTTTAAATTTTACACAAATGCAATTGAAAGAATTGTAAACATTAACCTTGCTAACAAATACAATCAAGATGCACCTCTAGTTATGAGGGGTACTGTATCTAACGAATAATGGCTTATAAAGATTTTAAAGACTGGTTGCCTGATGCTCCAGAATATAGAAACGAAGGTCTAGTAAATGCTAGAAATGTAGTTCCTTCTTTTAAATCTTATAGACCCATGAAAGATATAAGCCCAGTAAGCACTAATTCTTTAGACAACAGATGTCAGGGGTTTGCATCTTTTAGGTCAAGCGCAGGGAATATTACTTCTTTTGCAGGAGATGAAACAAAACTATACAAATATTTAAGTAACTCATTTAGCGATGTATCTGGAGGTTTGACCTATTCAACTCCGGCAGAGAATGATTGGACTTTTACTCAATTTGGTAATTTTGTTATTGCAAGCAATGGTTCTAACAACCCCGTTGTTTGGGAACTAGATAATTCAAGTACGTTTGCTAACTTGTCTGGTGCGCCTACTTTTTGGCACAGCGCAGTTGTTCGTAATTTTTTAGTTACCGCTTGGCAACCAAGTAATAGAAATAGAGTACAATGGTCATCTATTAATGATCATACAGGGTGGACAGCAGGCACTAATCAATCTGACTTTGAAACAATATTTGATACTGCTGAAATTACCGGCATAGTTGGTGGAGAGTTTGGTATCATATTTGGACTTAAAAAAATATTCCAATTAAATTTTGTTGGCGGATCATCAATATTTCAATTAAGAACGATAGAACAAGAAAGAGGATGTATTGCTCATGGTTCTATAGTAACAGTTGGAAACACAACATACTTTTTATCACAAGATGGATTTGCATCTACAGATGGTGAAACATCTAAATTAATTGGCGAAAACAGAGTCGATGATTTTTTCGATCAGAACTTAGATCAATCTAATATTTTAAGAATAACATCTGGGCATGACCCTTTAAATAAATTAATTTTTTGGTCATACCCCACTACAAATTCTTCTAATGGAAATCCAGATCGCATATTGTGTTACAATTATTCTGCTGATAGGTGGTCTTACATTGACTTAGCAACTCAGTTTGTAGGTAGCGCCTTTACAACTGGAACAACTTTAGAATTACTTGATAACATAAGTACAAACATTGACACCGGTTTCACTGACTCTTTTGATAGTAGAGTATGGCAAGGCGGATCATTATTCTTTTCTGCTTTTAATGAAAATAACTTTTTTTCTACTTTTAGCGGTAACTCTTTAGAAGCTGAAATTTCAATTGGAGAGCAAGAATATGCTGAAGGTAAACGTACATTTGTTTCTTCTATAAATCCAGTAATTGATGTTGCCCCTAAAACTAAAACAGGAACTATAAGTATTACAAACAATACAATCGTAGGTACAGGAACAAGTTTCACTTCAGAATTAAATGTTGGTGATGTGGTAAGAGTAGATGATGTAACAAGTCAATTTAATAATGCCAAGTTTATTATTGCTACTTTAGTAAGCGACACACTAGCAACAGTAGTTGTTGCTCCTGATACTGTTATTAGTAATGTTACATTCACTGGTTATACACCAAGTCAAATAAATTTAGTAAGCAGAGAAAGAGCCGGTGGTAAAGTAAAACAAACTGGTTTTAGTGCATGCAATGACAATGGTGTAGCTTCATTTCGTCAAAGCGGAAAATATCATAAAATTGAAGTTAAAATACCGGCAAACAGTTCTTGGACAAATGCTATGGGTGTAGAGATAGAAGCATCAATTGATGGGGTTCAGTAATGTCTAAGTCTATTAATTTGTCAGAGGACAGCAAAGTAAGTCTCCCTGCCAAAAATTTAATAACCATAATTGGTGGAATTTTAGTTGGATCGTGGTTTGCTTTTGGTGTAATTGAGAGATTAAATGTAATCGAGACTGAGTTACAATTGATGCAACAAGATTTACTTGAAGCCTCAACCCAAAAACCTATTGACCAAGAACAATTTATGTTACTTGAGTTTTTGTCAAAAGAGCAAGACAAACTTAAAGAAAAGATTGAAGCTGAAGTACCTAATATCAAAAAGAACGATATGACCATACAGTTTCACGAAGAAAGAATTATTGATTTAGAAGAAAAGAATGGGACTTACTAATGATTGAAATGGTATTTGCAATGATGATGATTCAAAATGAGGATAAAATATTAGAGTATGTTCCAACTAAAGGTATGTCAGACTGTTTAGCACAGAAGCGAATTGTATCAAGGTCGATAGGTGAGGATCAAGAAGGTATCAGGGTCATGTGTAAAGAATTAAAAGTCGAGCTTGAAAATGACATGGGTAGATTAAGAATAAAAAGGATTATTGATTAGTGGCTATAGAATACATAAGACGGACACCTACAACTAACCAAGAATATTTTAATAAACAATTAGAACAAGCAGTAAATGAAATAGTTAATAGAGTTAATATTAATTATAAAAAAGTTACAACTTCTACTTACGATATTTTAGTTGATAATTTATTTATTGATGTGAATGTAGGTACAGCAACAACATTGTCGCTTCCGCAAAACCCGCCTATAGGAACAAATTTTATTGTAAAAGATAGCAGTGGTAGCGCAGGAACAAACAATATTACAGTTACACCGGCATCTGGTAACACGATACAAGGTCAAGCAAACTTTGTAATCAACAACAATTTTGGATCACTAGAAATAATTTATAATGGCACTAATCAATGGTTAGTAATACAGAATCAATAGATATTATAAGAATACCAAGCAATAAAATTATAGACGTTTTTCCTCTTGTAAAAAAAGAAATAAATTTGTCGTTAAAAAAACAAGATAATGGATATGACGTTGATAATATTTTACAAGAATTACAAGAAGATTTGCTTACCATGTGGATTGCTTGGGATATAAAAAACAATAAGCATATTGGTATAGTAATTGGTCAAATTTATAAAAGACCAAAATTTAAAGTTTTTTCTATCTTTATGGTTTTAGGTAAAGATAGAGAGAAATGGCAACATCTAGCACAGAAGAAAACTGAAGATTTTGCTTTAGAAAATGACTGTCATAAATGTGTTCATCCGGCACGAAAAGGATGGTCAAAAATTTTTAAAAAACATGATTATAAAGAAACACACGTTGTTTTAGAAAAAACATTAATTAAGAAAGAGAGAACTTAAAATGGGAGTACAAATAGGTGGAAGCAAAGAAAAAGCTAAAACCAATCAACAATCTACAAGTGAATATACACCTTATGCGCCTGCTGAACCTTTAATAAGTAATGCGCTTACTGGATTACAAAACTATTATGACACACCACAACAATTTATGGGTGGTTTTGATGCAGATAATTTTCTTACACCTTTTACAGAAAATCAGTTAGACATCATAGATCAAGGCGGTAGTATGTTTAACTTAGCAAACGATCCAAGGTTTGCTACATCTGATGCTGTTTTAAATTCTTACATGGGTGGACAACCAACTAGCATTGCAGGAAATCAATTACTAAATTTAGCTCAAGGACAAACTGGTACATCTCTCGACCAATTTAATGCCGGTACAGCGCCTAATGCTTTTAACATGATGAACACCCCTACAAGCTCTTATTTAGATAATTTACAAGGGACACTTACAAACAATGCTGTAAATCGAATTTCATCTGAAATGGCGGGAATGGGTAGATTTGATCCTAACAGCGCTACATTTGCGTCAAATGTTGCGCAAACGTATGGAGATAGCATAAACCCTTACTTATTTGATTTAGAAAATAAAGAACGACAAAGAGAGTTTGATGCTAATACAAATCAAGTTAACAATATGTTTAATGCCGGATCGGCAATAACTGACAATGCTTATCAAGCCTCTTCTGGATTAAGCGATGATGAAATCAACATTGCTAAAGGAACTACAGGACGAGTTACTGATTTTGCAAATTTACAAAACAGTTTACTAAATAGTTCTTTTGGTTTTGATAACATGCTTAGAGAAATGACTGATGCAGAGAAACAAATACAAATTGCAGAATTGTTGTTTGCACAAGACAACCCTTATAATCAATTAATAAACTTCTTAAATCCTGTAATGTCCATAGCAAGTGGATTTCCTGTAGTAAATCAACAAGGAACAAGTAGCAGTAAACAAAGTGGGTTTGGATTTGGAATGAGTTTTGGGGGTCAGTAATGGCAAAGTTTAGCACAGCATCAAATGTAGATATGTTATTGCAAGCTAGTGGATTCATTGCTACCCCAGTCAATGCTCCAAATGGCATGTATTGGACACAAAAAGATAAACAAAAAAAATTAGACGAAATTAATCAGTCAAATTTTCGTATGCAAAACAGCAATCTAAATTTATCTGTCCCACAAGTACAAGGTAAAAATAAATCTATTTTGGCTATACAAAAAGCTTTAAATCAAACACCTGCTTCGTCAAAACCAAAAATACAAACTAATTATACAAGTGGATCTGCACCAACTGTAAGGTTTCCTAATCTCAGACCGCAGAATTTTACACCTATAAAAACGAATCCAGTACAAGATGGTAGTGGCTTGTTAAC